TGAGAAAACTAATAATAGTCTTCTTACGAGCAAGAGATTCTTTGCAAAGTTCTATGCGATGGCGATAAACAAATTGACCATTTGTAATTAATACAAGTTCATTTAGAATAGCGGAAGTATTTGCTTCCCGGTATCCCTGATTAACCCACTCGTGAGCAGCACGGTAAAAAGCTTCGCTGAAATTTACCTTGAGTGAAGAATCCCGGAGCAAAGATTTAAATGGTGAATCTATATCAGAGAATACTTTATCTACAGTGTTAGCATTTAGATCACTATCGTAGGAGGAATTAGTTGAAGAATCAGAATCAACATATTCCTCAAAGAGGTCATCGTCGTTTGAATAAATGTTAGACATTAAGTTCCATATCTGTAAGTTTATAATTTAAAATATCTGCTATTGCTGTATTTTTGGTTTTACCAATACGGTCAATATAAGACAAAAGATAATCTGATTGATCTTTATTGAAAGATGATAAATCTGAATTTAATACATTTCTAACAAGAACAAATCTTTGTTCTTCAGTAGAGCCACCCCATACTCCATAGTATGAGTATGTCATTGCTTCATAAAAGCATTCGGATCTTACTGGACAAGATTTACAAAGATTTATAGCAGAATTTATTAATTCTGATTTTGGAGTAACAAAGAATAAATCTGTAGCTTCAGTGGCACAAGCAGATCTATCTCTCCATTTCATTTCTGAAGGAGCGATTGAAAAAGGATCTTTGGTGCCTTTTATTTTAGGACTGCGATTCATCTGATTGACTTAAAATAGATTGAAGTTTTAAGATGCTTTCTACAAGATTCTTATTTATATCCACAAAAGTAGATAAAGATTCTAGTAACATTTTATAAGCTAATGTAGGATTACCTTGTTGCATTATGGACTTAGATAATTGCACATTTGCTCTAACTGAATTTACAGAATTCATAAGAATGGCAAACTCTGAAACAACAGAGTCTGCGGTAGCTATTCGAGCGGACAAGTAAGATATCTCTTCTTCGACTAAGTTGTCTACATTCATGATTTTCTCCTTGTACCGCACACGGGAATTGAACCCGTCGATGGATGTTTATAAGACATCTGTGTTCAACCAGCTCACCCGTGCGGTGCGCGAACACATAGCATCTATGTTATTTTGTTTAGATATTATATAAGATATAAAAAAGAAAAACAACCTGAGATCATTTTTTGTATGAATAAAGAAAAAATAAATTGATGGTAGGTAGTGTGGCGATATGGGGCCACTGACATCACTACTTTGTCCGTCATGAAGTCATTGAATCTTTGCTTTTTTAAAAGTTTTGAATAAATGATTACATAGTCAGCTACCATCAAACTTAATTAGTTAGCGGTGATGCCAGGAGATATGGGTCCCACGTGCTTAAGTACATCATTCACGTATTTCATAAGTCATAAACTTAAGTTGAACACGCCACTAACTAAAATCAGTTAATTCTTTTTTCTTGGACGAGGAACATCCTCGCCGGCAGCCCATCGCTCAAAAAGCTCTGGGGATAGATCGTTTACCCAAAGAGGAAAACCAAATCTATCATTTCTAACAATAAAATCTTCTCTAGTGAGAAGTCTCCTGAGTTTTGGATTTCCATCTTTATCTAAGATGGGACGACCATTTTTATCATAACCTTGATATTTTAGATGAGGATTATCTTTGCAATAAAGAAAATGCATAGAAGTATTGTATGATACATACGCATCTATTCTATCCATAATTTCAAGGTTCTTGTAGTATTGATCTAGTATTTTATTTCTAGCAGAAAGAGATGGGATGGTTATATTGCTTTTATAAGAAGAACTTCTATTTAGCATATTTGAAATCCACCACAGTTTTCTAAAAACTGTTGAAATTCAACAACAAGATCATAGTCCATATGATAATGAGTTGAAAAATTAGATACTTTTAAAGTGCCATTACAAGAATTGCATTGAAGAGTCTTAGATGTTCCATCAGCTTGAAGCCAAACACGAACGCCTAATCCTTCGCAGTATTGACAATCTTCTAATGGTAAAGAATCAAGATCAGCTTTATATTTTTTTATGTATGATTGTATGGTTCCATCTTCTAAATCTTTTTTTAAAAGTTTAGAAAGAGTTATAGAATCTTTAGCATTTAAACCAGAACCAGAATTGTCATGAGGAGATTCACATTTGCGACAAATATTGGGATGAAGTTCTTCTAGGCAATCCCATAAAGGGTGCCAGTACCAAACATTAGCGCGAAAGTATTCGCCCTGTTCGTTCTTTGGCTTTGTGCCATAAACATCCATTCCCATAGTTAACTCCTATACAGTATAAACGTCGCCATTTTCTTTGATTTTTATATCTTCATATGGAGCTGCAATTCGACGATAAAGTTCAAGCTTTGCACATTCTAAAACTCCAATAACATCATTTATAGAAGAGTAAGATTTACCTTTACTATAGATGTATTGATCAATTGCGCGAGTGACTAAATAGTTAAGCTCTCCTGGAGTTTCAATACTACGTCCTGCATAAACAAGTTTTTGGTTGATGTCAGATCTTTTTTTCTTAGATACGTATGGCATTATTCATCCTTGTTATTATAGAAGCTCCAAATTTGATCATCATAAACAACAGGAATAATCTCTGTTTCTAAATGAGTAATTTCAACTGGAGTTGTATCGACATTTTGATTGGTTGAGTTTATTTTATTTTGAAGACGTAAAATTAAACGACGAATTCTATCTTGTTCTTTTGGAATCCAAGATACATCAGATCTTTTATTTAAAGCTTCAACAATAATTTCAATATCATCTTGGTTAAGATTATATCTAGGCATTGAGTTCCTCACGATAATAAAGGTCAGGATACTTGTCTCGAAGAATGTCAATGGGATTGTACCAGTACTGGTCCTTAGGACAGGTTGGTGAAATCAAAAGCTCTACAGCGCAATGAATGCGTTGATTTTTTGGATCTTCAAAGAAATCATCAAGTTCTTTGTAGTTTTTAAAAGGGCCAAAGAAAACACGGTCGGTTGACCGACAATGATGAACTATCCATTGATAATGAGGAAGTTCTTCTTCTTGTTTATTTAATTCTTGTTTTTTATTTAAGTTGAATAAATTATAAATAAATTTTTTCATAGTGGGCTCTGTGGGACTTGAACCCACGACCAACGGATTATGAGTCCGGCGCTCTAACCAACTGAGCTAAGAGCCCGTATTTATTTGTAACCGTTTTTGGAGTTTCTTGCTCCGTATGTACATTTATGATTTTCGTGCCACATTTGCACATGTTCCCATTTGTGCCAGCGAAATGATTTCCGGCGACACTTTGTACACATTCCACGAAAGCTTTTATTAATACTTATATTTAATAGTGTTTCCATTTACTTAATTTTATTCTGTTTATAAAACAAATTAACTCGGAAAAATTAACATGATTGTATGTCACTGCATAACATTAATCAAATGTAATATTAAAGCTTACCAGCTCCTGGAAAGTAGCTTTTTAATTGTACAGACAAGAACATAAGTTCAGGGTATTCATACTTGTCATAGGAAGTATTTACTTCAAGTAAATCTTCAAGCTCTTTAGTGATCATCCGAACTGCAAGAGCGTCATCTTGAAATTCACCAGGAATGTTCATGGTTATTTCAGCAGTAAATTTAACTTTCATGAGTAGGTGTAGCCTCTTCTGATAATAATAAATAAAGACGAATATCCAATAATAAGTCAGTCATCTCAGATGACGAAACAAGCTGTTGACCTGAAATGTCTTTAATAGCTTGATCAACAAGTTGAACAGCATTCTTGTTTGGGTCTAATACCATTATGCTTCTCCCCCGCGTTTTTTATACATAGTAACCGCTTCTTCTATATTAAGGCAATAGTCACCAGATTCGCAAGACCATCCTTCTGGCCTAGCTATGATAGTCCATACTACGTATGGGTGATATTCAGCTTCTAAAGTGCATATAGCAATCCAACTAGCGTAAGAATCGTTTTTAACTCTTTCTCTCATTTTAGTGAGAGCAATAACTATACGGTCGGTGTGACCAACAACATCGCCAATGCGAAGTTCTTTATCCTCGTTAAGAGTATCAATCATTTTTAATTACCTCGAAAAGATGTTTCATTCTTTTTAGATTTTTTTATCTTATAACCATTACGTTTAAGATCAGCAATAATTTTTTCTGGAATATCTTGCCAAAT